ATGAAATAGTTTTAGTTGGTGGTTCTACGCGTATTCCAAAAGTTCAGCAGCTTCTGTCAGATTTTTTCAATGGTAAAGAGCCATCCAAATCTATTAACCCTGACGAGGCAGTAGCCTATGGAGCTGCAGTTCAAGCATCTATTCTTTCGGGTAATAGTTCTTCTAAAATTGATGACCTTCTATTACTAGATGTAACTCCACTATCTTTAGGACTTGAGACCTCTGGTGAGGTAATGACTGTTTTAATTCCAAGAAATAGCACAGTTCCCACTAAAAAATCACAGACATTTTCTACTTATAGTGATAATCAACCAGCAGTAACAATTCAAGTATTTGAAGGCGAACGTGCTAGAACAAAAGATAATAATAAATTAGGAGAATTTACTTTATCAGATATTCCCCCTATGCCTAGAGGAGTACCTCAGATTGAAGTTTCATTTGATATTGATGCTAATGGAATTTTAAATGTAAGTGCAATTGAAAAATCAACTGGAAAAACAAGCAATGTTACTATTACTAATGATAAATCAAGACTTTCAAAAGAGGATGTAGAGAGAATGACAGCTGATGCTGAAAATTATGCAAAAGAAGATGAGGAATTTAAAGTTAGAATTGAAGCTAAAAATGGATTAGAAGGATATTGTTTTTCAATGAAAGGAATGTTAAGTGATGAAAAAACAAAGACAATGGTTTCAGAAGAAGACTTAAAAGATGTGACAAGTTGTCTAGAAGATACCCTTAAATGGATTGAGAGTAATCAATTTGCTTCAAAAGATGAATATGATGATAAAAAGAAAGAAGTAGAAGAAAAATGCAATGGACTTATGAGTAAGTTAGGAGCAGCTTCTGGAATGCCAGGAGGAATGCCAGGTGGAATGCCAGGAGGAATGCCAGGAGGAATGCCAGGTGGAATGCCAGGAGGAATGCCAGCAGGAATGCCAGGAGGAATGCCAGGTGGAATGCAATCTCAGATGCCTACTGAAGAAAAAACTAATACTGGACCTAGTATTGAAGAGGTTGATTAGTAATTAAATTTATATAAAAATTTAATTAAATATAAAAATTTAATTAAATTAAAAACAAATTATGGCATATGTATATTTTATAGAATCCACGAATGGCTCAACATATATTGGTGCTACAGTTAATCTAGAAAAACGAATTAGACAACATAATAAAGAGATAAAAGGTGGCGCAATAGCCACATCAAATAAGGTTTTAGCAGGTGAAGTTTGGTCATATTATTGTTATGTTGAAAATTTTCCATCATTTAATGAAGCATTAAAATTTGAATGGAGATGGAAACAAATATCACGGCAAATTCAAAAAAAAAATCCAAAAATAAATCCAAGAGAGAAAAGAATACAAGCGTTATCACAATTATTAGAATTAGATAGACCCACTTCTAGAGCAATGTTATATTCAGAATGGGAAAATAAACCAAATGTAGTTTATAATAATTGTTAATTTTATATAAATAAGAATTAATAAGAATAAATATTTTATTTAATTTATATATAATTTATATGTTAAATAATACATTAAATTTTTTAAATAAATATAAAACTTTTATTTTGGTTATAGTTTTAATAATATTTTTGTTATTTTTTTTATCTAATATAAACTATATGAAAAGCAAGGTTAAAAAAGTAGTTGTATTTGATTTTGATGAAACATTAGGATGCTTTGTTCAATTTGGAATATTTTGTGATGCAATAGAAAAATTTAATAAGAAAAAATTATCAAAGAGAGAATTCTTTAAAATATTAGATTTATATCCAGAATATTTTCGTCCACATCTTATACAAATTTTAACATTTTTAAAACAAAAAAAAATAAAAAAGGATTTATATAAAGTTTGTTTATATACAAATAATCAAGGACCTAAAGAATGGGCTGGAAAAATTTGTCAATATTTGGATAACAAAATAGGCTATAAATTATTTGATAATCATATTGGAGCGTTTATAAGTAATGGAGTTTTAACTGAACCTACAAGAACAACTCATGAAAAAACTGTAAATGATTTTTTTAATACAACTAACTTTCCAAAAAATACCAAAATTTGTTTTATTGATGATTTATACCATCCAGAAATGGATACTGAAAATGTATTATATTTACATATTGAACCATATAAAATTGCTATTCCAATAAATATTTTAGCCTCTAGATATATTGAAAATATAGATAAAAATCTTGATTTAAAATATTTTAATAGTTATCTAAAAAATTTTATAGGAAAATATGATTTAAATGATGTAAAGTACAATAATAATATAAATCATTCTAATACAGGAAAAAACATATTGAATAATTTAAAAATATTTTTAGAAAATAAATCAAAATCAAAGAAAAATAAAACAAAGAAAAATTTTACACTGAAAAATTAATAATTTTAATAAATATTATTAATTTTTATAATTATTATAATTATTAATTTTTAATAAATATCTAAACTTCTAGCACTAGCATCCGATGCATCAACATATTTTGGCATCCAAAAATAAGGAATTATATGACCTTGATTACTATATTTTTTTTCAAATAAAGTTCTATAATATAATTTTTCTATGGTATCTGGAATATTGTGCTCATAAATTTTATCTATATCAAATTGAACATTTTTTTGATTTTGAACTAATTCATCTATTATTTTATACCAAGACCTATTCTTACTGCTTACTCCATCACTAAATGCCTCTTTTTTTCTCCATAAAATTTCATCTGGTAAATAGCCTTTATCAAATGCCTTTCTAAATAAATATTTTTCCTGAATTTCATTTTTTTTATACCTGTATTCAACTGGAAGTGATAAATAATATGTTACAAAATCTTTATCTAAAAATGGAGTTCTTGGCTCTAATCCTTGTGTTGATATTGACCTATCCGACCTTAAAACATCAAAATAATGTATATCTTTTAATAATCGTTTACATTCTCTATCAAATTCTAATGCATCTGGTGCAAAATTCATATATAAATATCCTCCCATTAATTCATCACTACCGTCCCCATTAAATATTACTTTAGCTTGTGATGTTTCAGATATATATTGACCAATTAATAAATTACCAACACTGGCTCTAACTGTAGTTGTATCATAACTTTCTATTTTTTCAATTACATTTGGTATAAAAGCAAAAAAATCTTCCTCTGTAACTATAATTTCTGTATGTTCAGAATTTATAAATTTAGCTACTTCTCTCGCATATTTTAAATCTTCTGAACCTTCTAATCCTATACTATAAGTTTGCAATTGATTATCATATATTCTACTAACTAAGGCTGCTACTATACTACTATCTAATCCTCCTGATAATAAACATGCTATAGGCCGGTCAGTTGTAGTAACCCGTTTATATACAGCCTCATAAAATATATCATGAATATTAGATGCTACTAAATCATCATCTATTTCATCTTCTAATGAATTAATTCTAGATAAATTAAACGAAAAATAAGTAGTTGTAGATTCTATATTCCAATTTTTATTTTCTTTATTAAGAATCATATATTGTCCTGGTAAAAATGGAGTAATTTCATAATTTTCACTATTAAAATTATCAGCATTATCATTATTAAAATTATAACTATTAGTAAATTCATATAATTGTTTTAATTCAGATGCAAATCCTAATATTGAATTATTTTCGCTATCTTTACTTTTTAATAAAAATAATGGTCTGACACCAAATGAATCTCTAGAAATAAAAGCTTTTCCAATATCATTATCAATTAATATAAATGAAAATACTCCATCTAAAGCATTAACTGTATAATCAATTCCATATTTTTCATATAAGTGTAAAATTATTTCACAATCTGAATTACTGAAACCTATAATATTCATAATATCAAACAATTTTTTATAATTATAAATTTCTCCATTACAAATTAATATTTTATTATTATATTTTAACGGCTGGTCTGACCTTTTATTTAGTCCATTTATAGCTAATCTATAAAATCCTAATATAACATTATTTAGCTCTACTATTTTATTACTATCAGGACCTCGATGTTCCCCTTTCTTACTCTGTTTAATTATAAATTCTTTATCAAAATTATAATTTGTATAATTAAAAAGAGAAAATATTCCGCACATATAATTTATAAATTAATTTAATCTTTAGATTTGTTTTATTATAACACTATAAATATATGAGTAATTATACCAATTGTAATCAAAATTTAGACAATCTAGTGAATGTATCTAATAAAAGAATTTATAATTATACAATGTCTGTTGGAAACGTTGATGTATTAATTCAACCAAGGCCTCAGCAAACCTTATTTACTTTACCTTATCAAAATGTTTTACCTCCATTTAAATGTGCTCCACATGTTTTGCAATACTATAATTCTACCAATTTGACAAAATCTACAAGAGATTATATGATTAATATAGATAAAGAATCCCAACTTAAGAATTTAGATA